AAGACCATCGACCAGCGTTTCATTGGCATGGCATTCGGTATAAAGAAAAAAGTTAGGGGTATCCGCGTCAAGCAACGACGCCCAAACTACTGGAGCATCGACGACCTCGAAACGCCCGATACTATTGGCAACCCCAAGCGGATGCGCAAGCAAGCGGAGATTATAAAGAGGGACGTGCTTCCAACCATGACTGGCAAAATTCGCCGACTTGTCTATGCCAACAACCGCTTCGCGAGGGTCATGACACAAACTATACTTCAGGAGCAGCTTCCGTCGTGGAAGGTGTTTCAAGTCAAGGCGTATAACAAGGTTACTCACGAGCCTGCGTGGACTTCAATGTACGATGCAGCGTATTATCAAGAGCAGGAGCAATCGATGGGCATCGTGGCAGCATACGCCGAGTACCTTCACGAGACAAAGCTGGAGGGTACTGTCTTTTCCGAGGAGCAGATACAGTGGTGCAAGATTCCAGACTTGTCTGCTTTCAAGATGATTATAGTCCACTGGGATATTGCATACACCAACAACGACACATCAGACTACAACGCAGTTAAGGCCTGGGGGCTTATCGACCGCAATTTCTACCTCATCGATTGCTACGTCAAGCAATCAAAGATGAGGCAGGCAGTCGAGTGGATGTGCCAGTTCAAGAAGGGCATACCGCAGGGTGTCAACATCATTTTTCAATACGAGAGCCAGTTCTGGAACGGCGAGGTTCAGCGGGTCATCGACGAGGTGGAGAACGACACACTCGCATCGCTCAACCTCATGAAGATAGACACACCGCGCTCAAACAAGCTCACGCGCATCATCACCATGCAGCCCTATTATCAGAACAGCCGGGTGTATTACAACGAGGCCCTACGCTCGCACTCCGATACGCAGGTTGGCGTTATGCAGCTCTGCGCCGTGGAGGAAGGCAGCGGAGAACACGACGACAGTCCCGATGCCGACCAACAGGCTATATCTACCCTCGAACGCTACTGCACACCATCAGCTCGCCGAAAAGACGGCGAGAAGTCGTGGATTTCAGGGCGGGTTAAATCGCTTTTCAATACCATTTAAAAATCATCCAACATTTAACATTTAACATTCAACATTCAAAATTCCCATGATTTACATCTCTACCGACGACTGCGTTTCTATTATTCAGGATAGATTGTTAACAGAAAGCATTGCCGACATCGCAACACCTGCCGACGGCACAAAACTCGACTTGCTTGAGAAAAACGCTATCGATACTGTCATTTCATACATTTCAGGTCGATACGATTGCTCTGAGGCTTTCTCTACCGACATTCAGCGAGACGGAATCATCGTTCGTGTCATCGCCCAGCTGGTAGTCTATTGGGCTGTCCGTCGCAATGCTGCACGCAAAGTTCCCGAAGACTTCCCCGACATATACAAGGAAGCTATCCGAACGCTTGAGAATATACAGGCTGGAAAACAACTGCTCTCTGCTCTTACACCAATCACCGCCGACGATGGCTCTACTTCGTCTCTCATCTTTGGAAACAATACTAACGACAACTACTTCATCTAATATGAATATCGCAAAGAATATTTCAACTCGCATAGTCTCGTTGTTCATCAAGCGGGCCGACAAGGAAGCTGTATCGGCTAAAATGTTGCAACATTCCGACAAGGAAACCATCACCCGCATTGCAACATCTGCTATTGAGCAGTCAGACAAGGACTCCATCACCGACATGGTTATAAAGGATGCGTCTAACGCAAAGGTCTTCAACGAGTATTACAATCGAACGTCTGGTCGCATAGACTACAAGCGGCAGGCCGTCATCCTCCGCAAGAAAACAATAGAAGACTGGATTCGTGCTATGATGTCCGCCACCGACCCCGAGAACCCTCGCCGTGGCGACCTCATGCGGCTCTACTACAACTTCAAGACCGACCTACATCTCATGTCTTGCATCGACAACCGCGTTCTTCCCGTCAAGTGCGCCAAGTTCAAGCTAGTCGATGCCAGCGGCAACGAGGATACCGAGGCTCATAAGCTCCTGGAGCGACCATGGTTCATCACCCTTGTCGAGATTGTATGCAACGCCACCTTCGAGGGAACGCAACTCGTTGAAATGTTCGACACCTACCAGTCTGGCGAACTCAAGGGCGAGCTGATGTCAGTCCGTGCCATCGACCAGTCAAACTTCATACCCAAACAAGGTATCATCATCAACGAAGAATACGACCAGAAGGGTACCGACTACAGGAGCGGTGCCTATTCCAACTACTACGTACAAGTAGGGGGAGATTGGGACCTCGGTATGTTCTCGCAGATTGCGCTTATTATCATCGCCAAGAAGCTCAGTTTAGGCTCGTGGCTCAACTATTTAGACAAGTTTGGAGTGCCTCCGGTGTTCATCATCACCGAACGCATGGACACCACACGACGAGACGAGTTGCATGACATGATGGTCAACTTCCGTCAGAACAACTTCACGATTTTGCAAGGAAACGAACGGTTCGAAGTTCCCAATCTCAACAACGCCGATGCGTATCAGGTGTTTCTCTCTCTCATTTCCGACGTCGCAAACAAGGAAATGAGCAAGCGCATCCTGGGTGGCGTTGGCGTGAGCGACGAGAAATCGTTCGTCGGGGCGGCAGAAGTGCAGGAGCGACTCCTGAAGCTCCGCAATGCTGTCGATAAACTCATGTTTAAATTCTATTTCAACACCGAGTTTCGACCTCGCCTCGTGAAGCTTTCGAGCGCTTATGCACCGCTTGCGAAGCTATCATTAGAGTTCGACGACAGCGAGCAACTATCCCTCAAGGATATTATTGCATCGATAAAAGACCTCTCGCCATACTACACATTCGATGTCGAGGAACTTGCAAAGATTACCGGGCTTCCCATCACCGACATCAAGTCAGCTGTTTCTTCGCCACCTACCGAGCCACCCGTAAACGACAAAAACGGAAAAAAGCCAGCGGCGGCAGTGAATAGAACGGGCATCACTGCCGCCACAACGCTCGATGCAGCCACAACCCGCATCATCAACGACGTCTTCGATGACAAGATACAGCCGCAGGATTTAGACCAGGAATACGTCAATGCGGCATACTCAAACCTCTCATCAACCTCGCAATCGGCGTGGGGAACAGGCTATGCCACCAACCCAACCGCCGCACGCCTGCGCCACAACATGATGCGATTCTCGGGTGCAAAAACCTACGACCTCATTAGCAAGCTAGCAGAAGTAAAGACAGGGGCGAAGACCAAGGACGAGTACATGAAGGCAGCCAAGTCAATCGCCGCCACCCACAACGGGGCGTGGATGGATGTCGAGCGGCGTTTCGCGGGGGCTAGTTCTGCATCGGCTCGCGACTTCTTGCAGTTCCAAGCAGACATTGACAAATACCCCAACCTTAAGCTCCGCACAATGGCCGACGACGACGTTCGCGATACCCACGCCGTCATGGAAGGTATGGTAAAACCTGTAAACGAGTGGAAGGTTACCCCACCATTCGACCCTAATTGCCGCTGCATTCTCGAGCAAACAACCGATGAACCGCTCGACAAACCGATGAAAATCAACGCACAGTACGCCAATAACCCTGCAATATCGGGGCAGGTGTTCACCGAGAAACATCCGTACAACCAGAGAATAGACGTAAAACTTCAAAAAACGGTAAGGGACAACACCGAGCAAATCAAAAAAGGCTCTGAGTATCGTTTATCTGTTGAACAGGAAAACGGCAAGAAAATATTCTTAAGCGATTTTGCCGACCCCGAGGATATAGAAGATAATGTCTCGGCGGCTCGCAAAATTGGCGGGCTAACTAACAAGGATATTTACATACGTCATCACCTCTACGTTGACGATGAAAAGAACCCTGAGCTGGGCATTGGCTCAAGCGATGATATATGCGACCTGAAAACATTGACTGGTAATTCCATAAAGAATTTCATAAACAATAGGGCTAAAGATGCAAGTTCGCAGGGTTGTAGTTCCGTGGTATTTGATATTTCTAAAGAAAAACAAGAAGTATATGTTGTGCTTTCAGCAGTATTAAGGGGAACATTCGCAGATATGAGCAGAAACAAAAACATAAAACACATTTACATCATAAAAGGTGATAAGGCGTATATGATAACGAGACGGCAAATCATTGATAATGACTTCAAGTCTATCCAAGGTATATAACGCAATAAGGGGCTGTAACCGAAGCCACAACCCCTTAGCGAAGATTCTTGTCCGTGACGCGAACCATTGCAAATATACAACTATTATTATGTCAAATGCAAGCAACATACCAAATTTCGTACAGTTCGCCGCCGAGGTAAAAACTGAGGCTCGACGACACGCTGCCACCGAATCCGTCAAGCACTTCCAGCAGAGCTTTCGCGACGGGGGCTTCACCGGGGCTTCGTTCGAGAAATGGAAAGACTCCCGAAACCCATTGCGCAAGACAATGTACAACGACGGTACCCTAATGCGTTCTATACACAAAGTATCCGCAGCGGGAAATAAAGTCGTTGTCGAGAGCGACACACCATACTCGGCCCTCCACAACGATGGAGGCACCATAGTCATTACCGAGAAGATGAACTCTTTCTTCTGGGCAAAATACTACGAGGCGGCTGGCATACAGAAGGGCAGCAAATCGTGGGGAAACATCAAATCGTCAGAAAAACGTGGTTCATCAGCTTTATCTAAATCAAACCTCAATGTCGTTGCAAAGGCACGGTTCTGGAAGGCACTCGCCCTCATCAAAATCGGAAGCAAGATAAAGATACCCCAGCGTCAATACATGGGCGATAGCCCCATCATGATGTCAAATTTCGACAAATTTTTCATAAAATTAATAGAAACAAAGCAATTCACACCGTAGGGGCGACCCTTCGTGGTCGCCCCTTGTGGTCGCCATTCGTGGTCGCCCTTCGTGGTCGCCCATCTCGCGCAATCACATCCAACATCCAACATTCAACATTCAACATTCAACATTCAAAATTTAACATCCAACATTCAAAATTTAACATCCAACATTCAAAATTCAAAATTAAAATGGACAAAGCACTTTACACCGAACTTGCCTCCATCATTGCGGCAAAGATGCCCGAGATTCGCTGGGTCGATTTGTGGCACGAACAAGTATCGTTCCTGTCGTCCGAACTACCATTCCCCACACCTGCCGTTTTCATCGACTGGCGAACACTATCTTGCGAAGACCTTTCGCTCAAATCACAGGAACTTAACCTGCAGGTGGACTTCCGACTGTTCCACGAGACATTCTCCGACACCTACATTGGGTCAGCAAATCTGGATTCTGCCCTAGAGTTCCTCCAGTCAAAAACAAACTTGCATAAAGCATTTCACGCCACCGATGGGGTCAACTTCAGCGAGATGCGGCGAGTGTACGTTGGGGGTGAAGATTCTGGTGGGGCTGGCAATATGTGCCGGGTATCTTTCCAGTGCATCGCACTCGACGAGAGCGCCATGGAAGATGTTAATACGGTTATAGTTCAAGATGTAGTTGTTCATAAGGCTCCCGCTCCGCCCGACAGCACGTCGCAGCCTTACGGGCTTTTTCAGCTACCCGACTTGGTTGACTAAGTAGCTCACCGTAGAACGCGTTGTTTTCCTTGTTGTAGAAAATCAACGAGTAGATGTAGCTCGTGTCTAGGTAGAAATGGTCTTCGCTCATTTCCTTCAGCACGTCATCCATCCGCCTGCGCTTCACGTCATACAGCTCGTGGAACTTCCTCACTATCGCCATGTCTCTGCGTTGTTTCAGTGTCGTGCTTCTCATAATCAGGAGTTTTTACACAGCAAATGTACGCATCAATGCTGTAATTTCCATGTCCATAATCAAAAAAAAACGCCCCTTAAATGATGTTTAAGGGGCGTTTTTTTCTTAATTATTAATTATTAATTTAACACTAGTCTTCCCACATCTTTTTATTGAGATAGCTCGCTGGAAGTAGCGGAGACCGCCACGTTTCCGTTAGAAGCTGATACTTGTAAGCCTTCAAGTACTTCACTGCGCTACGTCTTTCTGTTTCGCTAAGCTTTTCCCATGCCTTTTTTGCATCATTCTTCTGCTGCTTCTTTGGGTAATGCTCGTAGAACAACTCGAACGTAGGCGACTCGATTATCTCCTCCAAGTTGAACTTGAACCCAGCCTCACGCCAGTGATCGAAAACAGATGTAACCATCGGGAAACTTTTGCAGAAAAACGACCTTTGCTTTTCATCAAGGTGTGCATTGAGGCTAAATCGCACCAACACCCCAGTATCATCATCATACTCGAATATCAGGCTACCATCGATATTCTTGCTTGTCAACTCGTATATCATACATAATTTATTAACGCCCAAAAAGTCTCTTCAAACAACCAACCGCATCCATCAACTCTTCAACGGTTCGAACATTCACCTTAAGCTGGTCAAAATAAACAGCCGAATCAATCAACCTCCAAGAGCCATTAACGAGTTCATAGCTGTACGATACATCAACACTAGCATTAGTATTAATCGGCTTAGAAAACTCATCGAACCTCAAATCATCAACATTAGAAGTCGGAGAATTTCGGTGGTAAGATACCTCTATTGTAAACCCCTGTTCCTCGAACCACGAGTCTCTGCTTTTTTCCGTATTAAACTGCATAATAATTCTCATTCAAAATTTAAAATTCAACATTCAAAATCCCCCATTCATCCTCGATGGGAACACCATCTTTATCCCAATCTTATTCGCTATTCCAAGCTCCATCATTCCACCCTGGCTGTCGTAGATATCAGGAAGCGTGGTTATATAGCCACAACCGCACAGTGCTGTGATACATATCCTCATCGCAGTTTGCCAGTCCGTCCCTCGCTTCACTATCCGCATCGGGTTAACCACTACATATCCAAGCGCCTTCATCTGCCTCTCTCGTTCGGAGATCTTCGCCACAACACTTTTGTAATAGTCATCGTCGGTCAAGTCGCCTACTTTACCTGCGATATACACCCGTTCTGCCGATGTTTCTTGTTTTAAACTATGCTTTGCTGAATTGCGTAGCCAGCGTTCTGTAGCTCGTTTAACCAGTTGTGATTCTTGTACAAGTTCCATTGTGTGTGGTTTATGTAGATTGTTCGCTTGCGAGTATCAAGGGATAGTTTAAGCCTATGCCGAACACACCGGTGCAGGTAGTATCGTCGCTGCTTTTTCATAA